CTTTCCTGATCCTGTCGGTGACACAATCAGTTTTCTTTTTTTCCTTAATGCTTCATAGATTGCAGTATATTGATAGTCCCTTGCTTTAAGTGTGGTAAATCTTTTTACGAAAGATTTCACACCATCAAACGAAACTAATTCGTCTTCTGCATTTGCTAGACCATAATATTCATTGTCAGCAAAATTATAAACGTACCCTCGCTCTTTGCAGAACTGTATCACATAATCCTTTAATCCACAATACAGTTCTCCTGTACCGGGTGAAAACAATCTAATTTTACCATCCCAATGCCTTTGCCTATACGCTGGCATGAACTTTGCTTCAGGTACTTCAAATGTAAAATGATCTGTCAGTTCATACGCAATGTGTGGATGTGTCTGTATTTGTAAATATACTTCATTTTTCTTTTTAATAATGAGATCACTATCCATCTAAACCTTTTGCATATTTCATCCAATCAATTGCATTCTTAATTTGGAACGAACGATTGTTAATATTATTTATTATCTCTTTTAAAGTATTTTCAATTTTTTCATAGTAATCTAATATTGCTAATGATTTAATTACTTCTTCATCTCCTTTGATGTATAAAGGAACTTCTGTTTTAATAATGCTATCATCAGGTGCAGTTTCTTCCCTACCCATGTAGTAACTATGTTTTCTAAGGTAGAGTTGGTTGTACTTGTACTCTTTTTCTTTTCTAATTAATTGAATACTTAAATATTTGTCCAACCATTTTGCATGTAAGATTGGTATTCTTCTTGCTTCATCAAATAAATCATCACCCATAGCAGCATCATTGCGCCACTCATTAATAAATTCATCATGCAAATTCATAAAGTAAGATCCTTGTCGTTTTTGTCGGATAGTGTAAAATAAACGTATTTAAAAGTTGCTTCTGCAACTAGATATTGTATATCTAGTTGGTCTGTAAAAAATTCCAATGTGCTAAGTGCTACTGGATGTGCCTCGACAAATTTGCATTTAAATATTGTATTAAAATTACTAGATAAAATTCTTAAATACATATCAATGCTATCTAAACTATCATCTTGAAAGTTTCTATCTCGCATTGCTTGGGCAAATTTGTGCCAAGAACCTTCTTGTTGAGGATATGTAATTCCCACCATCCAATTATGAATAAATGAGTAATTTGTACAATCTTCGTCTACAAGAAATCTGACAGTTAAACTTTCATACTCTAGTTTATCTCCAGATAATTGAAAGTCATTTAATGGAGTTGCCTGTTGAGGTCCACCCATAGAAATGCCAGGAATATTTGCACTTATAACTTGAAAACCAACAGAAGAAAATCCAGGGATATCTAATTGAAATCCATTAGGTGCTAAAAAATTTGAGTTACATTGAGTCATAGGTGTAGATATTCTTCCCCATAATATTTATAGACATAAAAAAGGACCCCGAAAGGTCCAGTGTTTGTGTATCCTGATGGATCACATAAGGTTTGCAACAGAAACTCTTCTGTAGTATGCATTGGTGCCGAGGTTGCCAGAAGCAAGTGGGTTGCTGTCGGACAGTGCTGCCTCGCCTTTTGCGAATGGGTTGAGAACCATGCCATAACGGGTCTTGAACCCGATACGTGGCTGGAAGTCATCCTGACCAACGCTACGTACCATCTGGAGAGGTACATAAGGGCAGTAGAACATGCCAGCGTCATAAGGTGAAGTACCCTTATAACCGATGACGTAGTACTGGTTACCGGACTGACCTGAACCTGCTGCTCCACCACGGGTGATGGTTGCATAAGGATCGATGTAGACGCGATAGCGACCGTTAAGAACACCAGCGAAGGTGTTACCAGTTTCGTCAACTGCAAGACGGTTGTTACCCTCAAGAGCAGGAGCATAATCAAGTACACCTGCCATTGCCAGTGCCGAAGCAACGTCAGCAGAGCACATGATCATGTTGCCCTTTCCACGACGAGTTTCGCGTGCAATTGCGTTTGCATCACGCTCGATTTGGAACAGAAGTCCTTTGAACTTCTCAACAGACCAACGACCATTGGAGTCAACGTCCAGGTCGAAAGTACCAGGGGCATTGGTGTCAAACTGAGCACCGGTCTTAGCGGACTTATAAATGGTACGAACAACCTCACGGTTGATCTCTGCAAGAATCTCAGAAGACAGGATGTTTGCCAGTTCCGACTCAGCGTCAAGACCATGAATAGCACGAAGGTCTTGTGCAAGTTCGATACTGTAATCTGCCTTCAGAGCACGTGACTTAGCAGTAACGGCAATCTTCTCGATTGAGAAACCCATCTGACGGAAGTCAGGGGTAGCACCGTCGCTGTCAAGACCTTCTGAAGTTTCGGTGCCCATGGCAACGTCAACGCCATACTGACCTTGACCGCCACCAGCGTCATTAAGAACAGCAGGGTTGTCGCCTGAAACTGAAAGTGCTGTAGCGGGGTTAGTACCAGCAGCACCGGACTGACCAGTTTTAACTTCGTTAAAGAAGGTCTCGTCGTTTGCGGTTGCCTGACCGTCATACTTCGCACGCATTGCGAAGATGAGTCCGGTAGGACCAGACATTGGTTGAACGCCAGCAAGGTCATATGCGACCAAGTTGGGCATTGCACGTCTGATCAATGAGATCAGAACGGGGTCGAAACCAGCAACAGGACCAGCAGCAGCAGCGCCAGAACTGAAACCAGCAGCGCCTGAACCTGCACCAGCAGCAGCGTTAGAACCGGTGCTCATCGTAGGAATTGCTTCAGACAGGATCTGACGCTCTTCGCGAATTACACGTTCTTGGTTTTCAAGCAGGATAGAAGTGACAGCTTTCTTGTAGTTATCTTCGATTGCGGGAAGATCGCCATGGTCAAGAACAGGTGCCCACTTTTCCTGGAGGTGTTGGGACATGCCTAACATTTTTGTTTTCTCCGATTTAAAAGTAAGTGGTTAAAATTTAATTAATTCCCGTAGCGGGAGATTGCGTTGACATACGCAGACATCGAACCCTCTACAGGGGATGCAACTTCACCAGTTGCAATGTCTTCCTTCAGTTCTACCTTTGCCTTAGGGAAATAGTTTTCCTTGATGGTTTCAAGTTTTGACTTGAAGGATTCCTTAGATTCAAACTCAACGCCTTCAGCAAGGGAAGCGAACTTCTCTGCTTGGGTGTCGGCAAGACCTTTGGAAACTTCGGTAACAAGCGTTTCTTTGACAAAAGAATTTACTGTACCGTTGAGTGACATATTGGTTTCAATTTGCTCATTGAGCTTTGCTTCCATTTCATCAAGTTTGTCTGTCATCTCTTGCATAACATCATATTTTTCTTCAGGGAATTGTACATAATTTTCTTCACAGAGTGACTGAATACCCTTCATCAGGGATTCTGCCATTTCAAGTTTAATGCCGTTGTGGAGTTCGATTTGATTTTCTTTCTTCCACTCTTCAGCAATATAGTTGAGGAACTTGTCCATTTTCTCAGCAAGTTCCGACTTAACGGTTTCGACTTGCTCAGTAAGACGTACCTCAAATGACTCTTCAATCTTCTTAGTTTCTTCAGCAAGTTTTGACTTGACTGCTGCTTCAAAGATTGTTTTGGTTTTTTCTTTGAACTCTTCGGAAAGTTCTTCGCCAGCGATCAGAGCATTTACATCCTCTTCAACACTGAACTCTGCCTCGACTTCAGTAGTTTCAGCAACTACTTCTTCGGTTGACTCCTCTTCTTCCTTGAGTTTAGTAGGGGCAGCATCACCGGGTTTAGCGTTCTTGGTAACATGACCATCGCTAACTTTAGATGTACCCTTGTTCTCAATTTTAGATGAGTTATCGTCCTGCTTATAGTTCTGGTTGGTAGGACCACCCAGATTGTCTTTAGCAGTATCTTGAGGAGCAGGGATAGTAGCAGCTACCATGCCATCTGCTTTACCGGCACCATCAGTTGGCGCTTTTTCCTCAAGAGTTTCTTCTGTGAAACTTTTAAATTTCTGGTCAACTGATGCTGACATGTGCAATTTCTCCTTAATATAATCTGTAGTATTTGCTATAAGTTATTTATACTTTATAAAGTTTTTAAGAAAACTTCAAACGCGGAAACTTTGCGCTCTTGAATGTTTATTAAAGTTGCTTGATCAAGTGTTTTCTTCATTTGAGCAATATGTCTCTCTTGAAGAATGCCATTATCCCAGACCCATTCTTTACCTTCCATAATACCTTCAACGAAAGCATCAGGAGCAGAAGGATCTGCTACGATATCAGCAGCAGTGGCAAGCATAAAGTCATCACGAACATAGGATGCACCATTCTTTTCAGTAATTGATCCAATCCCACGGGATGAAACACCTAATTTAACTCCTTCGTCAATTAGATTCTTGGCAATTCTACCCATAGGGGTGTCAAGAATTTTTGCTTTTCCGATAAAATTATGCCCTTCTCTTTGAAGTGAAATAATTTTATGAGATACGCGATCTAAATTAACGGTGGGTCCCTCAGGATGTCCGAGTTCACCAAGAGCACGATCCTTAGAAATATATGATTCAGAGTAACGACCAACTTCTTTTTCAAGAACGTCCATCGAATAAACTCTGTTATTTCTATTTTTAATATCTGCTTGCAGAAAAACTCCTTCGATGAAGTGGGTCTTTTTAGATCCACTTTCTTCGACGAGAAATTCTACAGCATCAATCTGTTCCGTTATCAGTTTCATCTTCGGTCTGTTCGGGTTCGTTTTCTAAATGGTTGAACATGTCTGCACCCACTTTCTCTTTTTCAAGAGTAAGAATGGATGCTGCTTTATTCATGATCATATCTTTGACAGCATCAGAAGCATCAGCAAGTTGATCCTTCATAATCATATCAACAATTTTAGTAGGTTCCATAATTTAACCTCGTATTATTTAGTGTTTGAGTTTCCTGACGGGGCAGGAGGGTTTTTCAAATTGTCCAAGTTAACCTTTTGAGTTTCCATGTCCAGTTCTGCAGTTTGCTTATCTTGAGCAACTGTATCGAGTGGATCAATTACTTGTCCTGACTTGATTTCATTATTTATTTGATCTTGCATTTCCTCAATCTCTTGCTCAGTAAAGTGCAGGAGTTGACGCATGACATAATCTTGTGAGAAGTACTTGCCAACATAAAGATCTACTTTATCAAGAACTTCCATCTTCTTCTCCATCAATTCAAGATTAGCAAGTTCAGTAAATTGATTATCATAAAGATAATCATACTGAATGTGCTCTTTCATATCTTCCCAATCTTCAATGGTGATAACACCTTTCAAGATGAGTTGAGTTTTGAGTAGATCATGAAGAAGATCAGAGAATTTTTTACGTAGACGACCTACAAATTTTGTAAATTTAATTTCGTCTCTATTAATCTCTTCTGATTTACCTAGATCAAATGACTTATCACTTTCCAATCTAGAAGGAGGAACGTTAAGTGCCTTATAGAGTTGAGTTTGGAAATACTTAATGTCAGTTAATTCACCAAGGTTTTGTCCACCAGGTAGTGTAGTAATTTCAGTACCACGACCACCTTCACGACGAGGCAACCAGAAGTCCTCAAGCATACTCATATGCTTTTTGTCATCACGAATTTCTCCAGTACTGGAGTCATACACCATTTTATTTCTGTAACGTGACATTACATCACGTAGGTATTGTTCCGCTTTAATTTTAGGAAGATTGCCGACATCGATGTAGAAAATTCTACGCTCAGGTGCTCTTGACAATCTATAGATGACAATGCTATCTTCAAGCATTCTCAACTGATTGAGGAATTTAATTGCTTTATGTAAATAACTTAGGGTCATATTTTTGCCCTGATCTACAATACCAGATGCTACGTATGTAATAGCATCTTTTGCAATTTTAATTCCTTGGTTGGTACTGTTTACACCTTTTGCATTGTAAACAAAAAATTCTGTAACTTTACCGTAATCGTACTTGTTAAATTGATCTGCGTCTACTGCTGGTTTTTCTATCAGACGTACTTTCTTAATTTTAAGAGGATCAATATAACGTAGTTCTAATAAACCTTTTGAAGGATCTTCTAAATCGATAACTTTATGATAGAATAATCTGCCATCGACGTACCAACGTCTAAAAATTTGATGTGCAGATTTATCAAAATCTAAGAGACGTTTGACATGATCAAACTCTTCTCTCATCCTATTTTTAATGGATTCCGATACTTCTAAATTTGACAGTTCTAATTCTACTGGACTGTCATCTTGATCAGTAACGATTGCCTCATTTGTTACATCTTCAATTGCACTGTCCACTTCAGGGGCAAGTGCCATTTCTCTATAACGACGAATGAGATTAATCTCATCACGCTTCTTTGTATCATCAAGATCTACATAGTGACCAAACCATCCACCATACGGAGTAATAGTGGATGATGCATCATTATCAGTGGGGGGTACAGGGGACGTAGCCGCCTTCGCCCCCTTTTTGAGATCTTCCGCTGTAATTGAAAATCCAAACAGTTCTGCCATGCCAAATATATAAAAATTAAGCGTTGCTACTATTTAGCGATCTTCAAGAAGTAAGATCTCCAGAACCAACTGCAAAGTCCTTAGAACCAACATCCATGTACTGGTATTGGAACTCAACATCAAATTCTTCAATTTGATCATTGCTGTCATATGCAAGGTTAATTGCACCGACATTGGTTGGCCAAGCACCTACTAATTTATACTCACGCAAGACATCTGTGGTAGTGTCTTTTGCTTTTTGTTGAACAACTAGATCAGTAAAGTATGATCCAGTTCCACCAATAGCACCGAAGTCAAGCGTACCAATGTTTTCATCAGTTTTGTTTGCGGCATTAATCCACAATTCAAATGCTTGTCTAAGGTTGAAATCTGCAGTGTTATAAAACGTTGCAGTCCATGCATCAAAGGTTCTGTCTCCAGGAATCTTAAGGAAGCGACCTCGGAAAGGTACTTCAATAAGACCTTGTGTGCTAGCAGGAAGTGCAGCAGATCTGCAAAGGAATGAGGAAAGTCCCTCTAAAGTATTACTTCCTGAACCCTGACCACCATTTTGTCCAAGGATGGTAGGGAAGTTAATCTGAACATTGAATAGGTTGGGGCGAACGCCGCCCCTCAAAGTATTTTTAAAATCCTCAATCTTACGTGTTGCCATTGTTCTTAAATCTCCCGTGGATTATTTATTATTTTGCTATGACTTCTGAAAAGTCGATACCTGTTCTCGTTGCAGTAAACGTTAACGTAATAAAGTTAATTGAACGTGCAGGTTGAATATAAATTTCAGCAATAAACTCATTGTTGTCAATAACAGAAGGTCCATTATTGCTCTCATCACATACCACTAAGAAATCAGTAATTCCTCTTCTGGATTGAACGTCGCGTAGGAAAGGTTCGACGATTGCTCTGAATACACCTCTAGTAACTTCATCATTAATTTCAAAGAGTTGTGCCTTAGATGCTTCTTCGATTGCTCTTTCAACAGTAAGGAATAATTTACGAACGTTAATTCTATCAAATGCAGATGGTGTAGAGAGTGCGGTCTTGTCTCCGAAGAGAACTGCACCTTGACCGGGGAAGGTTACGATAGGATTAATTCTATTTGCATATAGTTCATCTCTATCTGCCTTACTTGGATTCCAAGCAAGTTTTGCCAAGTTACGGATGCCACCTCTAGAGAATCCAGCAGGTGAGAACCATGGTTCGTTTCTGATTGTAGTATCTGCAACCAAACCAGCAACATCAGTATTACAAGGAATATACTTGTAAACATCATTGTAACGATCATAGATGTACTTATAGTTGCCATCAAGAACTAAGTAAGAATTACTAGAAATATCAGAGAAGAATGACTTCAAATTTTTAGTAATTATTGAGTTACTTCTGAGTGTACCATCAACAGAAATAATATTGCCTTTAAATGCAGAACCGAATGCAATGCAATCTTTTCTATTTATAGCAATTTGTGCAATTTTATTGAGTTTGCTTTTAGTATCAGTTTCAGTTTCACACTCTGGACCCATCAAAATATAATCAATGGTTACTTGCTCTACATCATTAAAAGTATTATATGCATCAAGAAGATCTTGAATCCCTACATCATTCTCATTAGAACCACCAGCATAATTTGCACCACCTTCTAATGAATAATCATCTGCACCTTTAGGTTTAAACCCTAAAGCAGAAGTTTTGGTTTGGGGTTCATAAATAGTATCTCCGACATAAATGTAATTTGATGAATCGGAAACTACTCTCTTGTAGAAATTAGCACCACCTTGTGGTCCTCTTCCATCAGTTGCTTTAGAAAGATATGTGAATTGCTCAAGTAAACTACCTACCGAACCACTTACTGTGCCATTAGTATCAACAATAGCAACATGAACTGCATCCCAAACTTTTCCACTACCATAGAATTCTGATGCATCTGCAGTTGCTGTTGGTCTTGCTGCAATTGAATTCCACGTAATTGAAGAACCTTCATATAGAGGTTTTTCTTCATACCAGGTATTAGTTGATTCAAGAGATTCAACTACACTAGATCCTGAAGTGCCAATATTAACTGAATCCGCTGCAGCAAACATTTGTCCTGCTGATGGAGCATTTACATAAGCATCGTTATCTAGAGTATCTAAAATAACTACATGAACTACAGTTTGACCACTACTTGCTTGAGTGGTAACATCAATAATTTCACCTTTCTTAGAACCAACGGTTACAAATTCGCCAACAGTAGTATTTGTTGGAGTTGCATTTGCTCCTGAGGTAAGAACTAGTGACTGTTGCGGTCCAAAGTCAACTGTGCAAACTCTTAACCCATTTGTCCATGTGCCTGGAGTTTTGCCTGCATACAACCAATTGTTAGCAGTACCACTATATGATGCATTATAAACTTCTTCGTTAGCAATTTTAATTGGATCTGCAGAAATTGTTGCAGTCGCAGATGCGGTTAAACCGGGTGCTTCAATTACAGTAGTTATGCCACTGAAATTAGTAAACTCACCAAAATTACTAACTGAAACGCCAGTTGCAATACCTGAACTGTTAACAACTAAAGTTCCAGAAAATGCAGTATTTTGTTGACCGCCATTAACGTTTACTGAATATGTATTAGTAGGATCATAGTTAGTTCCACCAGAAGTAATTGTAACTGCAACACCGTCAGGTGCAGCAATAGTAATTGTTGGTGCAGTCGTGTAGTTACTACCACCACTAAGAGTGAGGGAAGTAATCTGACCGTTTGTAATTACTGGAGTTATAACCCCACCTGTACCACCACCACCACCAATCGTGAGATCTGCAGGATCGAGAGATGTATATCCAGAACCTGCGTCAGTGATCGTAAGTGTTCCTTGTAAGGAACCACTACCAGCGACGTTGTTGCTGTCAGCAGTTGCAGTTGCAGTAGTTCCTTGAGAAACAGTTGCAATAGCAGTTTGACCAACTGGATCGATGGTCACACCAGGAGCACTTTGATAACCACTGCCTGTTGCAGTAACAGTAATGCCGGTTACTCTACCATTGATGTCAATATTAGAAGTACCTGTTGCGGTTACACCACCATTAGGAGGAGCATCAAAAGTTACTGGAGGATTACTAAGATACTTACCGTTAGTATCTGGATTAGTAATCGTTACATTACTAACTCCATTTCCAACTCTAGCAACAGAATTTTTAAGATTGGTATTGTCTACTCTAACTACTGAAAGAGTTCCGCCGTAGTTTAAATAATTGAGTGCAGAAAGTACATAATTTGCATTGTCTTGATTAGGTTCTCCAAAAATAGAAACTAATTCTGATTCGGATCTAATTGTAACTGGTGATCCTAATTCACCTTTTGGAAATGGTCCTGCAATTGCAGCAATGTTTGCATTAGCAATACTTGCTCTTCCGTTTGTAAGATCCTTTTCCCTAATAACAACGCCGGGTGAGCGTAATTGTGCCATCTGTATCTCCTAACAAATATGTCGAATTGTCTAAGATTATTTATTATTTTAACACTTTCCATGGGGGAAACAATGCATGAACTCTTACCAGTCAGGATATACGTCTTTTATTCTAGGAACTGGATTGTATTTGTTTCTTTTTTTATATTCTGTTACTCTAAATTTAGTACACATTTTGCATTCGTAAGAATATGCTGAGGGAAAACCTTTTTTATTTTTACGTATTAAATAAAAATCTATTAGAAGATCTTTATTTTTATGGCATACTCGACATTCTCTTTCATTAGAAAGTAAATGTCCAAGTTCAAATTCATCTTCAAAGTTCATTATCTATATTCCCACATGTGACTCATCTCTCCATACTCACTACCATTATATGAACCTTGTCCATTTTCAGCAATATACCAGACATTACCTTCTTTATCAATTGACTCATAGTCAGTCAGACCGTCATCAATAAATCCAAATGGTGCCATGTCTTGGTCAATCTGATTTTTCTGTTCTTCGTACAATCTCTTACGAACATCATTATCTGTCATTTCTTTGAAATAGTCTTGAGCAACTAACCATGCAAAAATAACTAAACACATTGCAAGGTCATCATTACATCCTTCTTCTGCTTCAAACGATTGTTTCTTTTGAATGAAGGTAGTTAGTTCTGAGATAATATCATAATCACTAACAAGCAATTTGTCTGCTTCAACTAATTGCTTTAGGTTCGAGCAACCAATTTTCTTTACAGTAGTACTTGTCTTCACGCCAAGTTGAGTTTTAGATCCAGAGAAACCTTGACCAACTAATTGACCAGCACGACCCCTCATTGCACACATAAGAAGATTCTCATTTTCAAGATCATACTGTAGAATTGATGCTACCTGATCTCCAATGTCATTAACTTCAACTAGAATAAATGCTCGATGATAATTTACTGCAACTTGATGAATAATATTTGGGAACAACATTGGTTTAATTTCGTTGTTCCTATAAACACCTACAACTCTGTATGGTACAGTAGTAATATCATATAGAATAAATGCAGAGTAATCATTATTAGTACCACGTGATACGTCAACCGTCATCAGATACTCATGATCTGGAAGTGGATTCTCGTATATTTTTAATCCTTTACTACTTGATAAAGGTTCATCATATGACATTGATCTCAACTTTGCAGCAGAGATTAGTGTATCAACAGATCCTAAGAACTCACACTCAAACTCTTGAGTGAACTGTCTTAATGATGTGTTAGCAATTGTTTGTTCTTTCCACCTTTCATCTCTACCGGGTACTTGAGACCAATGTACCTCAGTAGTTACATATTCATTTCTACCAAGTTCAGCATCATGCCATAACTTGTAGAACATGTTCATCCCATTTGGTGTTGAGATGATGATGACTTTTGTGCTTTTACCAGAAGAAATAGTAGGATAAACAGAGGAAAAGAACTGCTCTGCAATATGGTTTGGAATGAACGCAAACTCATCGAGGAAGATGATGTTAAATGACATACCTCGGACAGCACTTGCAGATGTAGAAGATGCCAAAATTTTACTGCCATTTTCTAACTCCATAGATCCTTTGTTCCATGCAATGATACCCTGCTGTAACCACTTAGGTAAGTTCTCGTATGCAAGTTGTAACCTTCCGAGAAGTTCTCTTGCGGTAGGTGCTTTGTTTGCTAGGATACCAATGTTGACGTTATCATTAAAAATTGCATAGTGCATAAGATATGCCACAACAGTGGTTGACTTACCCGTCTGTCGTGGTAACTTTGCAATATTAAATCTGTTTGCATGGAATCGACGTACCATGTCTTCCTGGAAATCATATAACTTGAAAGGTACAAGACCTTCATCAAGAGAAACAATTTTACAATAATTTATAGCAAAGTATACTGGATCTGCTTTACACTTAAGATATTCCTTAATCTGTTCAGGTGTAAAGTTAATTGGTACACCAACTTTTTTTAAATTGGGATTACCTAAGTAAATCTGATTTTGATTTAATTTGGAATCAATAATATTATTATCATTATCTTCAGGTTCAGGTGATGCTATTTTTGGTTTTTTTGCCATAATTTATTCCCATTTTGGAGGACAATCTGGACATTTTTGACCAGGAAATAATGTTTTCAGTGGCATAAAACAACCACATAATTTACATTGTTTTGTTGATTCTTTATAAAATTCACATGCTTCGCACACTTTCATTTTTTCATCAGAAGTCATAAATTAGCAATCCCATTTACGTAATGATTTATTGATCCTGCTATCTGGATCGTTTGCAGTTTTCTTACTTGTAAGTTTTTTCTTCATTCCACTCATCCGAGCACAGAAGGATTTTCTTCTCTTGTTTCCCTTCTTCTTGGTTGGTGCCTTCAAGTCGCTGCCAGGGTTCTCCTTCTCGTAGGATTTCCTGCCCTTCTCGTTCAATCCACCTTCGCTGTTCTTTCCCGATTTCTTGGTCCATGCTGCCTCATCTAATTGTGTACAAAATTCTTTAAATGTTATCATAATTATTTATGCGAATACTCTTGATGGAGTTGATGGAGTAACTTCATAAGATTCCCAACCTTCTGGAAGGTCACCAAGATAATTAACATGCCATCCTGGTAATACTGTTGGTGCTACAAGTTCATTACCTTCCTCATCCCATTCACCACCTTCGGTGATTGTTCCTACAACATCAATGGC